TTTCCATGATTAAAACGGATTATTTGTAACCGGCGTTTTCTCAATTACCACTGGTTTAACTTCTGATTTACCTGATACTACTGATTTACAAAATTCGTACCAAATTTGAGCGGTATCCATTACGTCAGAAGGTTTTGACGCTTGACGTCTACCATGATACTCAGCACTAGATTTTAGCATGGTCTGAATCATAATGATATCGTCACGGTTCTCATCTTTGGGTTTAAATGCCGTATTTGGTGTAAAAGGCTTGTTTTCTGAGCCTTTTGGAATGATTTTGATAGTTCCTTTGGCATTGACACCAAACACCACCTCGTCACCGATTTTGATAAAAGGATTTTCTGACTTTTTGTACATCATGCCGGTTGTACCATCTTCCATTGATACTTCGAATTTGTACAACTCGTTGAACATATCCTTTTTTAACACTGATTTTACTACTGATTTTTTTAGTTCCATAATTAATTATTTTTTGTGGGGTTTATAATTTTATCATTGATAGAGTCCCACGATTCCACCAACGATTCTAATTTGTTCAACTTTCTTATCTGTTGATTATCCTCTCTGATAATCTCATTCATTACTTCTCTCAGCTTGATTGCTGATACCTTGTAAGCATCGCGAATTTCTTTTGGAAACTGCTTGTGATGTTTTGATAACGTTTCAAAACTTGACGCCAATGCGCTCAGTTGAACCTCAACCGGACCTCTTAAAAGGTATTTTCTCCTGTTTTCCATTGTTAATAATTTCGTTTATATACCCCATTTTTAATTGGATTACCACATGGATAGGGGTAAAAATATATCCATGCAGTAGTTTTTCTTTTATCATCAAGTAACACCTTGATTTTTTCACGTCTATAAGCTATTGGGTGACCTTCAAGCATATCTAAATTGGCAAACGTTTGTGTATCGACCAAGTACACCTCACCTTTTATCTGAGTTTTATTCTCCGATTTTATCACGTAAGGTATACCTGATTCATACATTCCGTATTTGTCGATTGTAGTGGCTTTTGAAACCTTGATTGACTTCTCAAGCAAATAGTGATTTCCATACCCTTCTTTGAGAGTACCATATACAAATACTATTTCCATTGCTATATGTTGAAAATTATACCAACAGCAAATCTAGTCGCCATGTAACCGGCTCCGACAATTAAAACTACGTTACAAAACATGTCTAATTTGTCGTTTTTATGGCGTTTCTGCACCTCGTTGACTACGTCCTGACTATTGCCCTGACTTAATGCTTTACGTTGCAATTTGCTGCTAATATCTTGTTTCAAGTCGCTTTGACTGATATACTGACCATTGCTATTCCAAGCAAGTTTGGACCTGTACACTTTTTTCAGTGTACTAGGTCTGCCGTACAATCTAATGTAACCGGCTCTGATTAGGTCCTCAATAAAATTGTATTCAGAATCGAATCTGATATCAATACCAAAAGCCATTTTCATTCTACTTGATACGTCACGCATATGCTCACGATTGCTGTTTGGTCTTGAGTAATTCTCTGTTGACATTTCCTCAACTAACTCCTGAAGGCTCAGTGCGTTATACATATGACCTTTGTAGCCTGAAGTTTCAGCAAGTTTGAATACCTCGTTAAATTGTGTTGTAGTTCTGACGGCTAACGTTCTACCATCATTCATTCTGTTGATATAGTTTTTAAATTTGAAAACTCTATCATTGATTTGTTGTTCTGTTAATTTGTTTTTCATTGTAATTTCTGTTTTTGTTATGAGTAAATGTTGTATTGGTCGCCACCTCTTGACCAACCTGAGCTAGTTTTGATTTTCGTATTACTTTTTTTATTGTCAAAAGCGTCTGTGATTCCGTGATGAGCACCTCGTTGTAGCTTTGTAAGTTTCTTTGCCTTTGGTTTAGCAGTGCCAAAATGATTGTAGCTTGTACCATAATCGTACCAATTCATTGTAGATACGTTGTTTACACTGAATATTGGGTCTTGAGGTATATCAATTCTTTCAATGATTTGACTACCTTTAAACACATAAATTCGCTCCTCTTTCAGTTCAAATATACCTGTTAACTTACATTCTTTCAGCGGAGCGTCAAGTGACGAAAAATAAGCACCGCCGTCTTTATCCCTACCAACGTACAATGGGTTGCCGTTTCTGTAAGCGTACACAAGTCCGGTCTTGTTATCAGTGAAAATAGTAGCTAAAGTACCACTGAACATACCAAGTATGTTGAATTTATCTTTGCTGTCTTGCAAGTAATTCAGACACTTGAAAATCATCTGACTATCCACAACAGTTTCTGACTGATTAAATTCTTCACCTACTTCCACATAATTTCGTACAACGCCGTTGTGAGCGCCAACAATATTATCGTATTGAAATGGGTGTTGATTCGCACAAGATATCTCGCCGTGAGTGGCGTATCTAGTATGACCAATGAATACATTTGTTTTTAGCTTGTTCATTTCTCCAATAAGTAATGGTGATTTACCAACTACTTTAGTGAAAAAATCTCCATCATAGTAACCTGTGGAGTGACCACCACGTCTGTCGTTAGCTTTCATGATTACTTTGATAAATTTTCTGTTAATTTTGTTTCCTTCGTTTGATGAATATCCTATTAATCCACACATAATTTAATTTGTTCGGTGTTATCCTCTTGAACTCTTGAGTGTTTTGTTGTTGTTTTGTTGTTGTTATTTAGCCAAGTTTGTATCTGAGGTTTGTTTTTTATTTTAGCAAATACCTCAAGCGCTTTGGCAAAAGCGTCTATTTCTAGTTGTCTTGTTGTTTTCTTCATGTTACACCCTTCTCATTGCAGTAGCGTGTGCGTAAGCACCTTGTACTTGATTGTACACAAATCCTATTGCTCTTGACTCCATGTATTTCAGTACCGGTCTTGATTGACCTTCACCGAAAATATTTGCAAATCTGTGCATTGGATTCTCTTGTTTTACCATTTGTACGAATTTTATTTTTTTACATCTGTCTACCAAGTTTGAACAAAATACAATCCACGTACACACTTTATCAGCATTAAGTGAACCGCCGTGTTGTCTGAATTCCACTGTACCATAACGTGAAAAGCATTCTAAATTCAGTGTAGTATATCTTGTACCACTGATACGATATAGCTTGTACATTGCGTCTGAATCAGTAAGGTCACCTGCCTTCCACTGACTTTGCACTTGAGTATAAGCCGCAAAACACTTCTGATATCTTGTAGCGTAATCATCATTATTTCCCCAATTATTTGACCACGCTTGAACTAAACCGGCAGCATATCTGTTACCTCTACCAACAGTTGCACGTCTACTATTTGGCAATGTCATATCAATTTCACCTTCATATTTCATATAAGTTTTCATCAAGTTAGCTGCATTATGTGGCGTGTAACCGGCTAAATGAACGTGTACATGGATACCGCATTCACGATTCACTGCTACACCTTCCATTTCGCTCATTGTATCTAGCACAAGCCTTGTTTCGTTAAGTCCTGATTGACCTTCTAACACCGGTGATACAACTTCGTATCCACAAGAAGAATCTGTAATCACCTTCCAATTAGCTCTTGTGTTGTGATTGTAATTTTCTGCAAGTACGTTGATTCCAACATCTTGTAATTTTCTTGCAATTTCTGCTCTAGTTAATACTGATGAAGTGAATTCAATTTCTACTCCAAATGTTCTTGTTGATTTTTGTTTAGCTTTCATGTGTTAATTTTTTTTAATTAGTTAAATTGTTGTTTACCACGAAAACCCCATTGAGTTAACAATGAGGTAATGTGGTGTATTGTGTATTCTATGGATAACTCACATAGAATTTCGATTAGTTTACCTGTGTAAACTATCTTGCCCATCATATACACCTTTGAGGATTAAAGGACTTCCCACATGTCCTAGCACAATTATCTGTGGCACTCTTGAAGGTTTTCAGTGTATCTTATCTGGTATGTCAATGAACGTGGGTGTATCGATTTAACAGGGCTAAGATATAAATGTTTTTCGTTAATAAAGTATCTTTTTCAACTTTTTTTACCACTGAAAAAGCAAAATAATTTATACTTTTGTAAAAATTTCGTATAAAAAAAACACGTTTTTTGTCCACTGAACAGCGCTTTTTTAACTTCGAACAAGTTGTTTTTAGGATTTATCAGTGTATATTGAGTTTTTTCGTACAAAAAACTTGGTGGATAATAGCAATTATCAGTGTTGAGAGTATTCCGCCGGCGCGCGCTAACTTTTTTATTGTAATTTTCTACACAAGTAAAATCAATTTCGTGGCGTTTAAGCAACTTAAATGAATTTTACAATAACTAGCATTCAAAAAATTATAGAGGTTGGGACGTTAAATTTAAACCATAAAAAAAAGGGGATTTTACACCCCTTTTACAACAAAACTTAACAAATTATGGATTAACAGAGTAATCAACTTGAAGATACAAACATAATTAAATTACAATTTCAAATAACGTCTTTTTGTTTTTAGTTTTTAACAATGATTTAGCGTTGTATTCTGCTAACTTTAAATTGATTTCATATCCTTCATATTCACTGTAATTTTGTAAATCAATCCTTGTATCATACCTTCCTTCATGTGTATATATATATATGTTTTGACTGGCTCTGCTTGATAGGTTTAGCGCGTTATCACTGTAAGAATTGGCTCCGACCGGTGAACCGGCTTGAGCGTAAAAATCACCAATAATACAATGATGTTTATGTCCGCAAATTACAAAGTCAATATGTGTACCTTTGTTGAGATATTTTGAAATGAGTTTCGCCACTGAAGTATCGTTCAATCCTTTGAGTTGATGTCCGTGTATTAACAATATATTTTTTTCACCAATATTCACAACGACTTCTAAACCGCAATCAATAAACGACACGCCTTTTTTGTCTTGATATAGTAATCTGAGCATTTCATATATTGTGAAATCATAATTATCAGAGGCAGTAATGTCTGTCCAACCATTGTTTTCTTTGACTCTTGATTCGTTGCCGGTAACACAAGCAATGTTTACGTTTCCAATGGTATTCAAATCGTTGATTAAATGTGATATCAAATTTACTGATAAGAATGTCGCCTTTGCTCTATTCGTGGACATTGATAGCATTTCATCAAGACGTCTATCAGAGTTCATTAAATCACCTGTAATTGCCAATAAAACGTTTTTTACATTGTAAAGTTTCGCGTGTTTCTTTGCTACGTCTACAAATTTTTGTAATCTTTTTGCCGCAATCTTAAAATCATATTGATTTCCATCAAGGTTCACAAGCTCGTTAAAGTGAGTATCAGTTAAATGTACCACCATTACCGCTTTATTTTTCACTGATTTATGTAGAGTAGTTTTTAAAGTCAAATTGTAATCTTTCAAAAGTGTTACTATTTCACCATTATACTCTGATACTGCGTTTTCTATTCTCGCGTGTTCTCTAAATGATTTGCGCTCTATTCTGTTGAGGTCCTGTGCTCTTTGTTTTTGTTTTGCTAATTTAACACTGGCTTTCAGTAGTTCTTTGTCTACTAATTTGTGTTTGATAATTTGTTCAACTATATTTTTCAGCTCCGGAACACTGATATTTAGATCATTTGACTTGATTATTACCTCTGATATGTATTTTGTTCCGTGTCCGTCTAACCACATATCAATCATTGTGTCTTTATATTTTTCGTACATAATTCAATTTTTGCGTTAATTTTGAGTTTGCTTTTTCAACTTTTCATACTTTTTTAGGTTGCGAAATAATGCCGAAGGTTGCGAATTATTTTACAATGGTACACAAGAAAAATAGTATTTTGTTAAATTTGGCACTTTTTAGCACGTTTAAGCAATTTAGCACCATTCGGTGTATAAGTACATCTTTTTGCCGCAATCTTGTTTTTACTAGTGTACGGAGTTTAAAAAAAGGGCAATCGATTGACTGCCCTTAAATTATAATGTTATTTTTTTCTAGCAACATCTGCGATACCCTGACCGACCACAAGAGTCAATAAAGCGTAATACAAATTTGTCGCAGTTGCCTCGTCAACACCCAGCAAAGTTACAATGGCTGGTACTACAACTGACGAAATAGCATACCAAAACTTTTTTGATTTTAGCATTTGCCCAATCAGATACTTCTCAAGAAATTTTTTCATTTTTGATTTTTTAATTTATAATTTAGTAATAAGTCCACAGAACGTTCTGTGATTTTGATTCGTCCGCATCAACGTGAACGAATGTTTTGCCAATTCCTATTCTATTGAATCCAACTTTTATCAGTGAATCTACAATAAGAAATCTTGTTTTTGAATCTTTAGTTGAAATGTCGGCGGCTAAACCTTTCAGATGAGATGAGTTTTTTGCCACATGATAACCTTTTTTTTCAAGGTATACGTTATGCTCTTTTGTACGAAATCCACTGTTAACCTTGAAAGGCACGCCAGCTAATTCTCTTGCCTCGTCTAATTTTCGTACAAAGTCAAGATTCATATTCTCACCGCTCCCAATCTTATCTGGCGAATCAAACTCGCCAAGTGTAAAAAATTTAATCTTTCTTTGTGGTAGTAGGTTTCTGTCCTTTTCCCAATACAGGTTGTTGTGTTCCATAAATTTTTCGTATGATTTTTTTAACTTCTTTTTCACTGAGTCCTTTGCTTTTCATTTTCGTATCCATGTGTAAAGTTTGTACAAAGATAGTGATATTGCTAATATCAGTGATACAAATGTTAGTATTTCGTTGCATTCCGTAATGCTGAACCCTATTGCCGCGCTATTGGTAAGTATTATTTCTGTTGTATCTTTCACTGATTTAGTCATTATTTTAATTGTTTAATTGAAATCTGAGTTCCGTTTAACACTGATTCGGCTTTTACTCCAGCGTTACTTGCCGATTCTCTCCAAAACTGCATTCTGAAATATCTATCCACTACTGACGCTGGAAATCCAATGATAATTGAGCCGGCTCCTGAGCCTTTTCTCACTGTTCCGTTTCCTCTATCGTAAATGTAAGATGTTGTTGGGTTTATATCCGTCCACTGAACAGCACCTCTGTCGATAATTCCATTTTGCAGTCTTATACCCGATAAAATTCTATTGTTCACAGTGTTAGTGTTTGACGTTACGTTCCATTGAAATTCAAAATATCTCAATCCTGATGATGGCGCTATTTTCCAAGAGTAAGATGATTGACTGACTCCTGATTCACCTTCACTACCATAAACTATTATGTCTGTTGCGGTTCCTTCAGATATCGATTCAGTGTCAAATTTCATTACAACGGCATTAGCAACTCCGTTGGTATTTGTTGTGATTGTACTTGAACTACAAGTTAACATAGAAAACAATGATAAACCACCACCGCCACCGCTTTGCGAATCAACATAAGCCTTGATTGATTCTGATGTAGATAAACTTGTTGCTGACGCTCCGGTCATTGTATCTGAATCTAAAAAAGTGTTTATTGTAACACCGCCTTTGGTCATTCCGGTAGCACTGATATCAAAGCCAGCCATTGTTCCTCTATTTTTTCTGTTGGATTGCTCCCACATATCAATCATTGGTATTTGAACCATTAGTGGTCCGTATGAACTTTCAGCCGGCGTAATTGAAGTGAACGATATGCTTGTTGATTCTGCTGTAATATCTGCTGTTAGAGTTGTTTTTATGATTGTCCCTGACATATAGGTCAAATACAACTTATCACCTGTTTTAGCAGACCAATTTCCACCGCCTATATTGAAATTTGGCGTTTCAATGTTTAAAGATGTTTTTGCTACGTTTTTTACCAGTGACTCAGAGGTTTGAAACAACGTAATTTTTGCGGTCAATCCGTCTGCCGAACCGCCTTTTGTTGTGTTTGTCGTTCCATTTCCTTGTAAATTTCCACCACCAGCTATTTTTGCTTGAGCGCCACCACCAGCGGTAGCTACTGTTGTTTCAATCCATTCACCGCTCCACTGCTCCCTAAAAACGTCAAAAGAGCCACGTCTAAACATGTATTTTGTGTTATTGTCGCCACCGCCTGAGTTAACATCACAATCAACAATAACTCCCAAAGGATTGATGAAAAATGGCTTTCCGCTACCATAAGTTTGACCCTGAACATTATTCACTGTATCAAAGTTAGCCCTTTTTATTGTTATAGCTTGACATTGTTTCATCTGATGATTTAATATCTGATTGAAACTGAATCCACTTCCAGCCGGTGGATTTGATGCCATTGTGTAATCCCTTTGTAACCAATTATCAGCAGTCCAATCTGAAAATTCGAACGTGCTTGAGCCGGTTTGAATCATTAACGCTGAATTGTCCCAATATTCCGGTCCGTCACCCCAAAATACATCTCCCCAATCTATCAGATGAGAGTCTTGCGATTGATTGTTTATGAACACTGTATTTGACGTTGCGCTATTTGTAGACACCGGTTGTACCACTGATAAAAAATTATTGAACAAACCTACACTCCAAGATGGCGGACTCAGTGCTGAGGTGTCTATTGGGTTTGCTATCGTACAAATTGCGCTTGAACCATAAGGTGAACCGGTCTGAATATTAATATTTGTTCCAGACCAATTAGTCACATATACAGGTGACGTTAAAGCTACGACGTAATCAGTGGCTGCATCTCTGTAGCCTGGAAACTCAAGATTGGGTATCAAGTCAACTATTGATGTTGTACCCATTCCGGTATGTGGTCCGTTACCACTAGTCAAATTTACAATAGGTCCTAAATCAGCGCCAGTGTAAGTAGGCGTGTCGTCCCAACCATAGGTGTTTGCTACTGGGTCAAACGTCAGTGTAGCTAAAGCGTGAGCTGATAGCGATGGTGTAGTTGCCGGATTCATTGCGATAATGTGAACGCCAAACTGAGCCACTGTGTATCCAAAAGTTAAACTTGAGTGCGTACCAGCTGTAATTTCAATTTTTAAATTACAATTATATTTGTATTGTGAGCTGTTTAAGAACGGACCGCCCATGAACGGCAAAAAATTCGTACCAAATGAGTTGGGTTGTGGAAAACCTCCAAAAATATTTTGGAAACCTTCATGGACCAAATTTGTTTTGACCTCTCTGAGAACCGGTAAAAATTTGTATGTAGAACCTTCTAATTTTTCAGTGTGATGTTGAGGATTTGATTTGTTGTAAAATTGTTTTAAAAATCTATTGAAACCAGTACCGCCTTGTGAGGACGCCATATAAGTGTATGATGAACCATCTGCTCTCCATCTACTTCTGTATTGGTCAATAGGAGTTGTTGTTGTGCCGAATGTTGTATCAGCGTTGAATTCAAATATCTGATTAAACCAATATTGACCATTCCAATAAATCACTCTCATTCCCCATGAACGGCAAATTTGTTTCAAAACTTCGTACGCTGTTGCTGTATTCACTTGACCATTACTAGGGTTTATCTTTGTTGCCCAAGCCATTTGTCCTTTTGTTTGGTGGAGTGGACACGATAAACCACTGATTGAGTTTGGTGCGTAATAAAAATCATGATTCCACCATCTTACACAAGCGCTGAAACCAGCCTTATTGCTTGCGTCGTCCCAAAAACCGCCAGTGTTAACGGCGTTTTTATATTTTTTTGTATGTTGTAACACTTGTGATATCCAATACGTGAATCTCTTATGTCCCATATTTTGATAGGTTCCTACTGTTGTATCAACGTTTAAAGCCTCAAATTCAATCTCTTTTAGTTTACCAAGTCCGTCAGTAAAAGTTAGTTGTATTGGAAATTCACCGGCAGTATCAGGCAAAGTGTCCAAATCCATCAAGTATTCACCGCAAAATATAATACTTCCGCTTGCGTTATTCTCTCTGATAAGTATGTACAAGTCACCTTCTTCATAGGTAGTTGTAACTGCGTTAGGCACCAATAAATCATCAATAAATTGAGCGTGATTGTTATCAGAGTAATCAACCATGAAATTTAATTCAGCTTTGCAACCTACTATTGGCGCAAATTTTTCATCTCCTTCACAATCGAATTTCAGAACAAGTCCGCTATCGGTTGTGATAAAAGTACCTACGCCACCACTTCCATTCCAATTCCGGTCGTAAATTTCAATGTTCCAAATTCTGTTATTTGTTGTTGAAAATTGTGATTCAAATCTTTTTAGATATTGAGAATTGACTGTTGCCATTTAATTTATGTTATTTTTATTGCGTTTAAGCCACTTTTTATGTCGTTTCCGCAAATATATACCATTACGCTGTACGAATAGCTGTTTTTGTATGTAAATTGCTTAAAAGTCATTAAATTGCGTTTAAGCATATCTTGCAAGTCCTATGTTAGCTTTATCACTGGATAATACAATTTCTCCACCACTAATTTGTCCAACAACTCTAGTTACACCGCCACCAGTCGCTCCTGATTTTTGGAGTATCTGTGTCAGTTTACTTAATGGAGCAATCACCTCTGGGTCATTCTGAGCGTTTGGATTATCACCAACAATAGCGTTTGTAGGCGAAAACGCTAATGCACCGGTTGCCATTGGTATTGGCGCTGAAGATATAGCCGCAACTTGTGCCGCTCCCATTATACCGGCAAACGCCATCAGATAAGGGTTTGGTATTGCTTTTGCTATTCCGGCAGCAGTGTTGATAATAGCATTGAAAATTGCCATCTTTTTTTCACGTTTTGCTGCTTTTATCTCCAAAGCCTTCTTTTTATCCTGATAACCTTTGTCAATTCTTTCTTTTTCTTTTGCAAATTCTTTTTCTGATAATCCACGTGCCTCAAGTGCTGCAATATCTGCGTTGTACTCGTTATCAAGCGTTTGCATTTTATTCTCGTGTCTTTGTTGTGCTATTGCGTCAAATTGTCCCATAACCTCACTGGAGAAATTAGCAACTGTCATTATTGCCTCTGCTGACGCCTCACCCCATTTATTCCATGCCTCATCTTGCTTTGTGAAGTAATTTTTCCAGCCCTGTGACATTCCTTCCAAGTGTAATCTCAGCGCTGATTTCTGTTTAGCTAATTTTTCAATCAGTGGGTCCTCACCACCATCACCACCACCTAAATCAGACGGACTTCCAGAACCACCATCACCACCACTCACTCCTACGTCCGGCAAAAACGTTCCAAAATCAACACCATCAGTACCGCCTGAGAAAAATGATTTGAATTTATCAAGTCCATCTTTACCCATCTGACCGATTGCGTCAGCTCCGGCTTGAATGTCGTCTGCATTAACGTACTCAATTTTTTCAGCGCTTAACGTGTTTGCTATTGCCTCGTTCATGTTCGTGGCAAGTTCCATACCTAGTGCTGTTGATTCTTTTTTTAGCACTTTAGCCGTTCTGCCGTATCCTTTTTTGGTAACTTGAGCGAATTTCACTGCGTTTTTCTTAACTCCTTTCCAATCAAGTTTTAATGCTGACGAAATAACTGCGCCAACGGCTGTGAATTGTTTTATCCAAACATCAATAACCACTGTGGCTAAACCTTTCATTGTATTAAATACAAATTTCACTGTCGCCCATAAGTTTTTAAAGGTCATTATCACGTACTCAATACCGGCTCTGAACAATAAAGATTCGTTGTACAAATCAATGAAATAATTGATTATTGCCGCAATCCATTTCTTTGTAGCGTCCCAATTTTTATATATTGCCACACCAAGTAGCGCAAGACCAGCAATGATAAGTCCTATTGGCGACATGATAAAACCAAGTACACCGGCTAAAAAACCAAAGAATGAAATCAGTGGACCGGCTAAAGCAAGTATTCCGGCTATTGTCAGTGTTAAGGTTTTTGTTTCTGTTGATAAGGCTGTAAACCAACCTATTGCGTTTGCTATTCCTTGAATTATTGCTGAAATAGTCGGCATTATAATTGCTCCAATATCTTGAAAAGCTAACTTGATATTGTTGATTGATTTCTCAATTTTAAATGAAGGCGTATCTGATAAAACTTTAAAAGCGTCAGCGGTGAAATCAGCTGATTCGCCCATTTCATCAAGTATTTGCTTGTAGCTTTCTCCTTGCTCACCAAGAACACCCATTATATTTTTTACCGCTTGTGATTTACCAAATAGGCTAGTCATTTCAACTCCGTTTTCAGCAAATGCGTCTTTCAAGTGAAATAAAGTTGCGGACAAACCTGATTCGCCAACCATTGCTCTCAAGCTATCATAAGACATATTGATATCGTCTAATGCTTTTGCTCCTTGTGAAGTAGGTTTAGTGATTGCCATCATTACACCACCAAAACCAACAGTTGCACTTCTTGCGTCACCGGTTGTTTTCGTATAAGTTGATATGTTTGCTAGTAATTCATCAAAAGAAATACCTAATTCAGCAGCTAATCCAACTTGAGTACCCAAAGACTGAGCTAATTCAGATGATTCAAACATACCGGTTCTCACCGCCATTCCGAATTTATCTATTGCCTCAGTGGCGGTTATTGTTTCTGAACCATAGGCGTTTTGTGCTGCTGCTGCAACTCTTGCTAAGTCAGTTGATTCTCCCAATCCGATAGCTACACCTTGATTCACCGTCTGGAGCGTTTCTAGTGCGTTTACGCCACGTAAACCGGCTGACGTGAGGAAATATAAGGCGTCTGCTGTTTCGACAGCAGAAACTGCTGTTACGCTTGATATTTGTTTTACTGCGGACGCGTATGAATCCATATCTTCAGCACTACCAAGCACCAAAGTTTGGATTTTAGTCATTGATTTCTCAAAGTCCATAGCCATTTTGACTCCGGCTCCAGCAATTAACGCAAACGGCAGTGTAAATGAGGTTGTAATTGTTGAGCCAACCGCCTTCATTTTGGCGGCAAATTTAGTTACTCTTGCTGAGGCTAATTTTAAACCTTTGTAAAGCCCAGTGTTAACTACACCAAGCACAATATTCATTGACGTTAAATTACCCATGTGTTGTTTTCTTTTTTTTCATTTTCATATCACTGATTTTACTAAACAATTCAGCCTCTTTGTACACTTCTTCATACGATTTTGATGTTTTTCTTGCTGACTCCCATGGAAAAGTCGTTAAATCTTTAGGTTTTAAAGATTTCTTCACATGAGGATTCAACATAACACAAGCCAACCATCTCGTTCGTTCCCATTCTGACTGCTCCTTAACTTCGTGAGCGTCCCACACTCCCTTCTGTGCGTTAAAAAAATTGCTTGGAGTCATTTCGTACAACTCCGATACACTACAACCTATCTGACCAAGCCCAATCTTTTCAATGTAATCCCAAGTCAGCTCGATTACTTCTGCTTGAGCAGTGGCTTTTTTGCTTTTACACCTTTTTTACCTTTTTTGTCATCAGTATTAAAAGTCGTACCCATGTGGTCGGCAAATAATTCTAACGCTCTTTGCATTCCTTCCGAATCGCCATCAAGCATATCAGCAATATCGTCTGAGGTGCTTGTGAACGGCGCGCCAGCCCTTCTGCAACCTTCTTCATTTCCATGATAAATTAATTCCACAATATCGTCAAGTGACATATCGTTTCCTAGTGTTGATAATTTAGCTAGAGATGTGCCGGTTGCTCGGCAGTATTTTCTCAGTGCGTTAAAGCCAAAATACATTGGTAAATCGTTTTTTCCTATTGTAACTATGTCGTAATTTTTGTTCATTTTCGTATGATTTGTGAGATTAAGCGCTGGTGAAATCCATACGAAATAGAAATCACCAACGCCATCACTCGATTAAACTGTCACTAAACTAAGCGGACCAACGCCAATGAAACTAACCGACATTGTTGTAGTTGTTTCCATTGGAGCGTCTAGTGACAAAGCTGTTAAAATTGCTGGTCCTTCAAAATATTGGTCACCTGTGGTATTGCTTGTTTTCCTAAACCTCAAGGTGAATGTTGGTGCGTATAAGCTGTTTGATTCCTCAAGCATCGTCTGATATAATTGATTCCACATAAGTCCGGCGCTTTGTTGACCAACCTTTCCCATAGCCACAAGTCCGTCACAAGTAACTTCCCAATCTTTTGAGCCTAATGTTCTTGTGTTCCAGATTCCGGTTGCTTGAGTAGTTGTACCTCTAGTTTCTTGAGTTATGTTTATTGAACAGCCAGTGCTATATCCAATAAGTTCTTCACCGAACATATCAAAATAAACCGCAAAGTTTGAACCATTAATAGTATCAGTTGACGCCATTGATTATACTGCCGCCTGAGTTAACGTTGAAGTACCAGTGAAAGAACAAGAGTATGTGCTTGATTCTTCATTTGGAGCGTCCAATGATAATGATACCAAGTAAGCCGTACCTGACCATTTGAAATCTCCTGTTTCAGATGACTCAAAACTTATAGTCAGTGGTGTTCTAGTTGCTATGTAAGCAGAAAACAATTCGTTCACTGTATCGCCACCAACTGCTCCGGCTGCTAAAGTTAAAAAAGCCACCATTCCTTCAACACTGATTTCCCAGTCCCTTTGACCTTCCATGATTTCTTTCCAGCCACCTGACTCCTTGTTTGAAGTTTCTCTTGCTGAATGATTGATTGATAGTGAACCTGAAGTTGCGTACGCTATCAGATTAGAACCTTGATAGATTCCAAATTTTGTTCCGTTTATTATTCCTGATGTTGCCATGTTATTTTCTTTTTTTTATTATTTAATTATTTTTGAAATACACATATCGCCACAGATATATTTGTAGCGCTTGTGTAAGTTATATTGACGTTTCCGTCAGTGTCGTTAAATGCGTTTGGTGATAGCGGTCCTATCCAACCTGTTCTGCCGCCAGCTATTGACAGTGCTGAATTATTTTTGACCGCCGGTCCGTACACAGGAGAATCAAAAGAAGTGACTTGAGCTACGAACGTCACCGTCATTGTTGACGCACTAGCGTTTTTGATAGATACGTAATAATTACCAGTGTTAGGAAATTTATCACCCTCA